TCATGTGGTGGGCAGCGGATTTTCCAGCGGGTTGAAGCGCACAGCATCGCTCAGGTAGTCCGGTGCGAAGTGGGCATAGGTCATGGTCTGCTGAATGTTGTGATGGCCCAAAATTTTTTGCAGCGCGAGTATGTTTCCCCCCGACATCATGAAATGTGATGCAAAAGTGTGCCGGAAAACATGCACCGCCTGCCCTGCTGGCAGATCTGGCGCTACTGACTTGATCACCTCACGCACCAGCATATAGTCGAGGCCACGGAACAGCGAGCCCCGGTTCACCTCGTTTGTTATCTCTTTGCTCAGTTCAGCAGAGATCGGGACTGTGCGGTTCTTGCCATTCTTGGTGTTGATGTAGGTCACCCGACCGGCCAGCACATCCTCGCGGCGCAGATTGGCCGCTTCACTCCAACGCGCCCCCGTGGCCAGGCAGAGTTTGACCACCTTCAGGTTATCCCCCGATAGCTCGGCCAGCACGTCGCCGATCTCTTCCTGGGTAAGATACCCCATCGACCGCTCAACCAGCTTGACCTTCTTCATCTCTTTGAGCGGATGCTCATGGTGATAGTGGCCTAGGTCAATGAGTACCGAGAACACCCCGCCCAGCATCTCTTGCTCACGGTTGACCGTCTTGGGCTGACGGCCTGCGTGTAGTCGCTGTGCCCGATACTCGGAGAACAACGCCCGGGTTATCTGCCTTGCCAGCGGATGGCGCAAAGCAGCATCTATATTGTGAAGTTTCTTGCGTACCGCCTCCCCTGCTTTCAGGGTCTGGCCATGGTAGCGCCACCAGAGCTCGATGAGCTCAGTGAGTGGCCGGTTGTCTGCCGGGCGATCCACCCACTCTTTGTTATGTTCGGTGGCGATCACCCAACGCTCGAACTGCTGGGCTTCGGACTTGGTCTTGAAGCGCTTGCGGATCCGCTTGCCTTCCCTCCCCTGCGGACGGATATCGACCAGGTAACCCTCAGGCGTGGACTTGATGCTCATCGTCCCTCCTTATATAGGAAGGCGCTTACCCATCCCCTCGCCCAGCACATCAACATCAACATCAACATCATACCCAACCACTGCACTCTCACTGTCATCACCCTCCATCAAACACTGTGGTTTTATACAGCATTTGATAACTATTAGCAGTGTTTAACTGGGGTTATGTCATACATAGGGATTCAGTCAATCGTGGGGGTTACCGAGGAAGCGGCAATAGCAGACTGATAAAGCAGAAAATACAACCAATTGAAAACCACACACCCCTTTACAGGATTCAGCATAGAGCACTTAGACTTCAGGCCATTGGGAGAATTCGGCAAGCTACATACTCGTTCACTCTTATATAACAACTAGCTCAATATGCTAAAGGATAAAAACTAATCGAGTTTATTATGATTGAACTTTATTAATAAAAAACCGCCCCTGAGGGCGGTTTTTTATTGTTTCATTTGATTGAAACGAGTTAACCAATGCCTAAGAGTTTTAGCTCGCCTTTTAGCTGTATCAGGACTTAATCCAATTGCATACTGAAGTAGGAACTCTTCTGATGAATCTGGATTGACATCGTATATAGATTGTACTCCTGCATATTGCATCCAGGCCCAACCACATAGAGATGTTTCAAATCGCTCAACAATGATTTTGTATTGTTCAACTTCATTATCTCTACAAAGGGACAATTTCCAACCTGCTGGGGTGAGCATACCTACCTTATCGGTAAACCCAAGCATTCTCGCTGCAGATTCATAATACAAAATTTGTCGATCAGTAATGTTTTCAGTTTCACTATTATATGGTCTAAAGTCTGCTTTCGCATGTACATATTTTATAACTCGACTAATCTCATCTGCCTGCGGAATATTATGACTACCAACAGACTTTTGATTAAACTCTTTAAGATGCTGCGCGCTATCTTCTAATTCTTTATAGTTGAAATTAGCGATAGTCCAGCCGGAATTACTACGAACATCAAATTGAAGATCATGTTCGGCTAGTGAAACTATAAACTCTTCTATAAGTCGAGGGTCAACACCAAGAGCTTTCAAACCTTCAATGTAATTACCATTACCATCGTTAAGTATTATATTTGAGGACAAAACCTTTGAGATCAACTCTTTGTTATGAGACGCTTTGAACTGCATCTTGTACGAGCCAACTTCGGCATACGAGGGTGAGAATGTGGCATTAGTATCAACCTTATCCAAGATTGATTCACATATCCTTCCCCAAGCACTCAATATTTGTTGAGCGGCGCTCCAAGATATAGGCTTTATCCCTCTTGGTTTAAATAGGCGGACCTCATGAAATGCATCTCCAGTTTTGTATTCTTCAGCAGGTTTTTTTACCATACCAAAGACACCATCGATACATTCAACACCAAAACCAACAGGAGGTAACGACTCCTCGTCTACGTCTTGAGCATTTAACTCAATTAATGTTGCAGGCTTTGTCTGATCGAATGGTGTTTTAACGGAGTATACTGTTTTATAGTTATATAAATCCCGAAGCTGAACTTCTCCATTTTCAACTCTACGTTTTTCATCCTCATTCACATGAATGTAATACCATTCGTCATGGGTATCATACTCATCCGTCCAATATGAAAATATATAAACGTCTTTTGGAAGCACCTTTGACTTAGCAATAAATGCACGCGGAACATCGTAGCGCATATATTCACTAATAATCTTTAGCTTTCCGTATTTTTCTATATTCGGCAAGTAATACATGCTATATCACTTTGAATTTATTTTCGATGCCGGTTTTTGTTCTTAACCAAGCCTCAAAATGTGAATCAGTTCGTTCTTTTGAAACCTTACCAAAATCAGGTTGCAAAAAACCATGTGCTATTTTTTTCTTTCTGAGAGATTTAAACGCTTCTTTAGCCTGTTCAATACCTTCTTTACTTCTGAACATAGATGTTCCACAGTCAGAGCGGCCAGGTTTTGGATTTTGAGGGCGCTTATTTAAATGGTAAGCATAAAAATCACTCTCAGATGGTGGGTTATTTATTACTAATCGATATGCTTCCCCATGAGCATCTAATGCCTCCTCCGGAGGAACACCGTCAGGGAAAAATTCAGGATATGGATTCAACTCCATCTGGAAATCCTTTTTGTAACCGTTCAACAGATAATTTAAGTGCCTCAGAGCTTAAATCATTGCCGATGAACTTTCTGTTTAACATCTGGGCTGCAACACCAACTGCGCAAGCCCCCATAAATGGATCACAAACTAATTCATTTTCATTGGAGCTTTGAGATATCAAGATTTTCATTAACTCAACGGGTTTTTCTGTAGGATAACCCCGATGAATTCTTGGAACACTTAATATGTCAGGTATAGAGAGATTATTTAACTTACGTTTTCCTTTTTCGAAAAAAAGAATAAACTCATACTTAGCACGGTAATGATAACCCATGCCAATTCTCATCTTATCCCAAACAATGGGCTTCCAAAATTTGAAACCTGCCGCTTCTGCAATAGGTTTTACAATAAATGCAGTTTCTTGATCGCAAAATAAATAAAAATGGCTATTTTTACGAAGAACTCGATAGGCTTCATAAAAAAGAGATTCAAATCTAGAGTTTGGAAAAATCTCGAACCACATATTACTAGATGATTTACTCTGCTTGAGACGTGTTGTTGTCCCAACTTTACGATGCTTCTCTAATGACTCATAAGGGGGATCGGTAATTAGCAAATCAACTGATGAGTCATTTAATGACTTTAGCCAATCTATCGCATCACCTTGGTGAAGGTCATAAAATACATTATTTATTGCCCGATCAGACACTAGAGGCTCCAAGGTAAAGGTGTGAACTCGGCGCTGGTTTTCATATGAGGAGCCAAAGCCAAATTACAAATGAAAACAATGTGTTAACCTTACTCATGAAGCTATACTAACGTTGTTATGAGTAGATTAGACAAGATCAGGGCATAGCTACCGCACGATGTCACAGCCACCCTTCCACTACACTAACCAATTCTCTGTCTGCAACGTGAACCTAACAGATTCAAAAGTATCTTATTCTACGAGTAAGTTAAGAGCGACACTTTACCAAAAGATATGAGAGCAAGCTCTCATTATTCCAGCAAGATCGGCTGGCAACTGACCCAACCATTTGCTCGTCTCAATGCACTTTATCGCCCTGTTTGTCTTTTTCTATAAGATCTGTGCTCTACCATCACGCCGATGATCTGGATGTGCTGCCGGTCGGAGTGCATGGAGGGGTAGTCGTCATTGAGAGGGACGAGTTCAAATACTTCTTGTCCGTTCTCATCGATGCCGCGGGGCCGATACTTCTTGAAGGTAGCTTCTTCGCTGCCATTCTTGGCCACAACAAAATCCCCTGGGTGGGGTGGCTCGTCGGGGTCAACGATGATGAGGTCGCCCTCCTTGAAGAAAGGCTCCATTGAATTACCGCGCAACCAGAGGCCGAAACCACAAGGGCCGACATCGACCCCCGCCGTCACATACTCAACGTTGCCATCGAAGGCCGTGGCCTGTTCACACATCTCGTGCCAGTGACCTGCCTGGACATAGCTCAGCACCGGTACACGTGTTCCTTGCGGGATCACGGCCGGTTCGACGTTGTGATATCCGGGCATCGCTTCCGGTGCAAGCTGTCCCCTCGCCTCCCCGTCTCCAGTCAAAAGCCAGTCAACAGTGACCCCCAGCGCTGCCGCTAAATCATTGAGATAGCGCCCTTTAGGCTGGTTCAGTCCGGACTCCCACTTACCAACAGCCACGCCAGTGACGCCAATCTTCTTGGCTAAGGCTACCTGTGACAAAGACAGGGCTCTTCGACGGGCCGAAATTCGATCGTTTATTTGCATGAAACCTAAGTTACACACAAAGAAACAAACTTTCGTTTGATCATCAATGAAACCTTGGTTATATTCAGCCTCGAAACACAAACTAATGTTTTACGGTGAGAGCATGAACAAGAAAATTGTGATTGAACATTTCGGCAGCATCACTGCTACGGCAAAGGCACTGGGTATTTCTCATGTTGCTGTCAGCAAGTGGGACGAAACCATCCCCCAAGGCCGTGCCTACCAGATCGAGGTGCTGACCGGCGGCAAATTGAAGGCCGGGGCTCGCAGCACCCTGCAACAACCAACCCCTTGTGTTTGAACCCCTGAGAAGGATTCACCATGACTATTCGAATCAAACCCATCCGAATTCCCAGCGACGTGAGCCAGTTGCCGCTTGATTACCCCTTTGGCAATCGCGTCAGCGAAAGCCTGGAGGAGTACGCCAAACGCCAGAGTATGAGCCTGGGGGCTATCAAAAAACGCGCCGACCGTGGCCAATTGCCCATCTTGCAAGACGGTCCGGGCGCACCTCGCGAGGTCAACCTTTACGCCCTGTTCCTGCAGGCCCGTTATCAAGCCGAGCGCTACGTCACCATGACGCTCGCATGAACCTGCAGACACCATAACGGGTCAAGGAGAACCTCGCATGTTTACCGAATACACCAGCAAACATCCGCATTGGATCAGCGCCTGCCAACGCTTTGCGGCCAGTCACAACATGGCCGAGATCGCCCAGCGGGTCGGCATGAACCCGCAGCTCCTGCGCAACAAGTTAAACCCCGATCAGCCCCACGAACTGACGGTGGCCGAGCTGATTACCATCACCCAGGCGAGTGACGGCGATGAAACCCTGTTTGATGGCGCCCTGTTTGGTTGTGGCTTAACGGCCGTCGCCATCCCCCAGGCAGACCGGGCCCCTTCCCTGCCCCATCAGGCAATAGACCTGAACGCCAAGGTAGCCAGTATTGGCCAGCGGGCGCTGGAGCTGACCGAGCGTGGTCGCATCACCCGCTCTGAACGCAACACCCTGGTGAGCGTGGCCACCTCTGCCATGGGTTCGCTGGCCATCCTGATCCATGACGTCGAAGCCCGTTTCCAGGCAGTGCCTGCTCTGGCCTGCGCGTCTGACATCCTGTTGCAAACCATGAGTATGTGAGGAGAGCGAAATGCCATTAACCCCGCAAGAAGAGCAGATCATCCGCAACACCGCTTGGCTGGACCATCTGCATGAACAGTTCGAGATCAGTAAGAAGAGTGTTGGCCGTGAGTGGTCGGCAGTGTCAGTGCGCCAGCGCCGCGCCATCTGTTTCGATGCTCAGCTGCGCCCCTCTACCTATGCCGAAATGACCCTAGAGGAGATGCAGCCAGCCGAACGAGAACATATCCGCCAGAGCGTGATTGCGCTTGGGATGCAGAGCCTCTTCTCAGGTGGGTGTGATGCCATCAGCTGGCAAGCCGCCTTTCGCTGTGCAGCTGCTCAGGCCACACCGGAGAAGAACAAACGTGAACTGCTCTCTGCAGCGCGTCTGCGGCAGCAAGCCCGCACCATGCAACACATCAGCCATGCCCAGGGCCCACGGCCAATCGGGCAATAAAAAAGCCCGCATTAGGAGCGGTAACTCCAAGCGGGCCGGTATCAACAACTCTCAAGGAAGTCGACATGACAACTTTAGCTATCCCCTGCGCCTTGCGCAACCTTCGCATCCAACAACGCAAGCTGGCGGGCCGGTATGGCGCCCGCCTTACCCGAAACCCTGACTGGATTGCAGCCGCCGAGCGCCCCACAGCGCTGGCTTGGGTCTCTCTGTTCAGCCACATCAACCCCTTTATCGATCAGCAAGGAGCCTGACCATGAATGCACAACCTACCCAGATCAACCTGCTCAACCACCATGCAGCCAAGCGTCTGCGCCAATTGCGGGAACGGCTGGCCCTGAGTCGCCCCAAGTTTGCCGATCAGTTGGGGATCCCGCCCACCACGCTCAAGAACTACGAGCTGGGATACCGCGAGATTGGCGGTGGCCTGTTCTTGCTGATGGCTCAGCACCCCGAGTTGAAACAGCACACCGACTGGCTGCTGACCGGGCAAGCCCCGGCGACCGCCGTCCAAGAGGAGGCGTGACCATGGCCGCCATTTTGACTCGTCATACCGTGCCCAGCATCGCCGAGGCAAGCGCTTACCTGGTCAGCCGCGGATACAGCAACTGCGGCACCACCTGGCTGCGTGGCCTACGCCACTATGCCCGCCTGGAAAACCTCAGCTCCGGCAGGGTGCTGATCGTCGAGGGGGTGGCATGAGCAAGATCTTTCATCCCATCAGCCAGCAGGCCGCGACGGCTGAAATCGTCGAATTGCCCAAACGATTGGCCATCCGGGCAAGCCATAAGCATGCCTATCGCAACAGCTGCGCCCCCGGTTTGCGGGCTCAGGGCCTGCTCAACCAACGCTGGCACCTGCTGTTTGTTCATCTGAATCGGAGGGTCTGCCCATGAGCGACGCCATCACCATTGCCCGCCAAGCTCCCAAGCTGGTCGAAGGGCTGCTGGCCGACATGTTCGCAGCCAATGCAGAGGATAACCGCATCAGTCTGGGCGGCGTCTATTCCGGTCAGCAATACATCCAGATCCAGCTGGTTGCTACCAGTAACCCGGCGGCACTGCTGGATGATGACGGTAACGAGGATGAAGAAGACGTGGGGTCAGCAATGACCCCCGCTCACAACCCACTGACCACCCACTGGCTGGCTGCCCGGGGCGAGTTCATCACCGCCGGTGGTGAGGCCAGAGGAGATCGGGATATTTCTCGGGAGCTGCTGGCACTCGGCGCCGTGCGATCTGTCTACTGGCTGGCACTGGGCCAGGGAGAAACTGCGCTGGCCCGGGAGATTGGGCAGTGGTGGCAAGAGTGCGCCCCACTGCATGGCCAGGGGGATCACATACGATGAACCATCGCCTGCAACAAGAGATGTCTCACCGGCTTCATCGCTGGCAAGACACCCTACGTGAAGACGCAGCCCGGCTGCGCCTCTATCAGCGGGAGCTGGCCAACACGCGCCAACTGCCTGCCCGCCCCCGTGCCAGCATCAAGCTGCTGCTGCGCCAGTGCGCGGCGGCCCGCAAGATGAAATGTCATGCCGCCAGCACGGTGCTTAGCTGCACACGCAACATCAGAGATTTGTCCGGAACGTTCCCCCAATGACCCGCACCATAGCAAAGCTGCCGCTGTCCAAACGGACACTGCGGCAACGTATCGACACCCTCTCCAACTCCCTGCCCGGCGTCAATCTTGACGCCGCATTCATTGGCGCCCCCGGTCAATATGACCTGGTGTGGGCGGTGCAGCTGCTCGATGGTTTGTCACCTTTACTCACCCAATCGCTGTTCAAGTCATATGTGCGTCGCCGCAAGGATGGCTCGGCCAGCAACTGCCGCAGTGCCAACATCTGGCTGCGTGAACGAATCAAGTGGGTGCGCCGCTTGATCATGGTGATCCCGGTCGATACCCATCACCTACGTGATGAGGATGGCCGCAAGCGGGTGGCGCATCAGTTTGCCAACCAGACAGCTGCTATCTGGAGCCACATCGAGCGGCGCATCAAGGATGGGGAAGAACCCGATCTGGTGCAGACCTGGGAGGCGATTCGCCAGCCTGCCGATCAGTGGGGGTTTGTCGGTGTCATGCCCAAGTTCAAGACCGACGAGGTACGTGATAACTGGATCTTGAGCGTGATGGTTCGCCTGCTCTCAGCCAAGTGGTGGGAAAAGCGCATCAACCGCACCTGGGATCGCCTGCAGGAACACATCAACATCCTGCTCGGTAAGGTGCGCAAGGGGGTCTCTGCCTACATCTCGAACGCCACCATGAAAGTAGTACGTGAGCGCAAGCGGGCCATGATGCGCTGGCTGGCCGAATCGGAAGTGATGAACGAGCAGCACGACCTGGTGGTCTCGATGAAGGATTGCTGGGAAGCCAGCACCTCCAACCCGGTCAATCGTCGCAATGAGATGATGACCCGGATGCGTGGCTTTGAGGATTACGCCGAAGAGCAGGGTCATGTGGGGGTGTTCTTCACCTGGACAGCCCCAAGCCGCTATCACGCCTGGAAGACTGGCCCCAATGGCAAGACCCTCGAAAACGAAAAGTACGATGGGGCAACCCCGCGCCAGACCTGCACCTATCTGGCCCAACTATGGAGCCGTGCCCGCGCCTCGCTTAAGCGTTGGGGATTGCCAGTCTATGGCTTTCGGGTATGTGAACCACACCACGACGGCACCCCGCACTGGCACCTGCTGCTCTTTATGCGTCCTGCCGACAAATGGCGGGTGGTGAGCACTCTCCAACACTATGCCTTGACCGATGACCACAAAGAGTTGGTACGCGAACCCCGGGGCCGCCCTCCCTTCACCGACATAACCCCCCGCTTTGACTGGAAGGAGATCGATCCGACCAAAGGGGATGCCACCGGCTACATCGCGGCTTACATCGCCAAGAACATCGATGGTGAACATGTTGATGGAGATGAAGAGGCTGGCACCAAAGCCGACCAAGGTGCGCAACATGCCTGCGCCTGGGCCAGTTGGTGGGGCATTCGCACCTTCCAGCAGATCGGCGGCGCCCCGGTCGGCGTCTGGCGTGAGCTACGCCGCATCAGTAACGCCAAGAAAAATGGCGATCTGGTAGGGCCGCCCAAACCCGTGCTGCAAGACCCTATCTTTGAGGCCGCCCGCTTTGCTGCGGATAACGGCATCTTTCGCTGCTACCTCCACGCCATGGGGGGAGCCATGGCCACCCGCACAGAACATCCCATCAAACTGGCCCACCTCATCGAGGAGCAGGCCAACGCTTACGGCGAAGACATCAAACGCCTGATGGGCCTCCACTCGGCTCGCCTTGGTGTGCGTACTCGCCTCACCGGTTGGGAAGTGGTGCCAGCGGGCACCTATGAGGCCACCAAGGCCGCCGGGGGGTCGTCTTGGGGGGTAGGTGTTCAGTCGGGCGACAGCCCGGCTCCTTGGAGCTCTGACAATAACTGTACGCAGCCAGACCCTGCGGCGTTCGCGGATCAGTTGATGGCAGAGCAATGGGGGTTATCGCCCTTCTCCATCGACCGTTTGCGGGCTGGCGCCAGCGTCACGGCTGATGGCTTCACCCTTTGGCTTGAGAACGGCCAGCTGCAGGCGAGCAGAGAGGGTAGACCCAGCGATGCGAGTGCCAGACAAGAGCAGGAGTGGCAACGGGAAGAGGCCACCAAGCAGCAAGAGCGACAAACTCACTGGAAAACCAGCATCAAGGCGGGGCTACTCTGCGGAAAAGTCGGCATCGATGAGTGGTTCGACAGCATAGCGGAGGCGGATCTTCCGCTGGCCACGCAGACATTGGAAAAAATACTCACGGCTGAGGCCAGGGGAGCACCTGATACCTACGCCAACGATCCACTGCTGCGCAGCCTGGACCAGCTGATCGCCGAGTTGCGCGCTGACGAACTGACGAGGGAGGAATACTTTTGAACCACCGACAAGCCTCTGTCAGCAAGGCGGAATACCGAACCCTGGACAATCGCGTCACCTGCCTGCTGGCATGGCCACCCCATGAAATCAGCACCTGGGTGCAGATGCTACAGGGCCATCAGCAACAGATTGCCTGCTCCATCTTGCGCCGCCGCCATCCACGACCCACACAGCTGAACCTGCCGACAGTCGGTGTAGAGGTTCCGGATCCGTTTCAGGCCAACCGACCCACGGTGCCGGTCACCTCCGCCGATGGCCGCCTCTTGACCAAAGTCCACGCTGTACCAGGTCTAACCCCCGTCGTGATCGATGTCAGCGGCACCATCCGCTGTGTCAGCACAGGCCGCACTCTCTGGATAGCACCAGGTAGCCTCATTGACCAAGCCAACCCTGGCGCCGCCGACCAGCGCAATCCACAGTACAAGCCATCGCTGCTCCAGATAGTGGCTGACCATCGTCAAGTCGATAGAGAAAAATGCTTATGAGCATGAGATACCATCGCAGCATCATCTACCAGGCTACGAGATCTCCCAATACAGTTCTAAGGGAGGTGCACAGCCTTAATTGCTGAAGAACCCTCACCTATTTGGTCTATGGATCCCTGTCACCAGCATAAAAGAGGCTGCCCTATCTAGCTGACAGACCGAAGTAAAGACGGATACCTATGTGATTCGACCACTACAAACTCTCTCTATAGATAAACATTGTCCACTCACATATCCGCATAAAATAGCTTCAATCAAAACCCAAACCATTGTAAATTTGTTAGCAGCTTTCAAGGGGTAACGCGACACAATCAATTACCTTAAAAGTTTAGTGGATGTATCAGGTGATTTTTAATCAATAACGATAATTAACCCCAAATAGCCCATATCACTTTTAATCGCCACTTGCAACCTTTCATCTGGCGGTTAACTAGGTATAATGCTGGGCCTAAGTGGCAAGGTCGAGTCGAATGACTACAACTGTTTGTGATTTAGTTAACAAAATAATAACCGCAGATACTCGCTGGTCTTGTGGCTCTCAAGGCGAGTTGGTTCTATCAGATGGCAATCCGTACTTGGTCTATTGCGATGATACGGGTTTTGACAAGATAACCGTGGTAGGTAAAACCGCACTGGTCACTGCTGGACACGGCGGTTTGATAGCTGCTTGGAAGCAATGGTGGGCAGGGGATGCAGACCCCAAAAGTAGGCCTGCAACACACATAGACGGAGAAAACGCTGTAAATGTTGCCATCATAGACCTTGAAAACAATAAAGTTATTTTTGATGCAGGACAAAAACTAGTTCTCTTCTGCACTAATACAAATCGCATAAAGGCGTTTACTGCTGGTAGCGGTGCTTCACATGCTGCAAGTGATCTATTGATCAACGGATGTGCTAAACAAGCGATTGGATACGCATCTAGGCATGACTATTGCACAGGTGAGATAGTCAGTTTTGCATGTTACAGAACTGTACAAGACAACCTAAACTCGTCAATCAACGATTATGATGTGATTGTAGAGGGTATAACCACAAAGGGGTATGTTATGGCGTTAAGCATTGACAAACCGAGTGACACTGGATGCGAAATCTCTTTGCACCCTCTGTCTGCTGAGATAAAAACTCTCTTCTCAACTGGTAAAGCGGTTGCATCGGCCCCAGTTCCTGGTGTAGGTAGCTTCCAGTGGACTGAAGAAACGGATGCGAAATTCGAAGCTGCGATGCAACAAGTCCATCATCTGAGACAAGCTTAATTAATCACTGAGTGGCATCTAAGAAAGCCCCCTAGTAAATGGGGGTTTTCTACTTTTAATTTTAGACATATTTGTACTACAGAGTCCTCGACTGTTTTTCACTACTTTCAAGCCACCAGGTTTACCAAATCTCTATTGATAGCTATGGAGTAGGCGCTATTGCGCCCCTAGTCCTTTCAGTACCAACTGCCGCCCCTCTGGCGTCAGCGATCCCATCAGGCTCAACACCAGCTGGTTCGTGGTCTTGGCCGAGGGGCTTAAGGTATGGGCGAACGACAAGGTAGCCACCCAGCTGTGACCACACTCGGCATCGGTGCACTGGCAATAGAGATCGGAGACATCATCGCTCAGTTTGTTGGTCTTGGTAATGCGGCCCCGCTGGCCACACATTTTGCAATAAACCCGCATCACGTCCCCCTTACCCATAAAAATCAACGTACTATTTTGCCATATCAAACACTGTTTGTTTATACAGTTACGCCCATTGATTCCCGAAAATCGACCCAGAGGGAGCGAGGGAGTCCCGCACTGTTGATGGCATCCTGGATAAGCTCACACAGCGGCAGCACCTCGTTTCGGGCATAGGTGGCGTCGTACTTCTCGGGATCTCCTAACCCGCCCCCGCCATTGGTCGGGATGATGCCGGCCAGCGCCGCCGGAAACCGGTGGGAGGTCAATACGTCCTGGGCGGTGATCCCCTTGATGGCCGCAAACTCATCCTTGGTCGCGATGTCCCCCACCGGGATCAGCTTGATGCCGTCTGACTTGCCGTCAGGAATGTTCACAAACATGGAGCGGAAGTTCCCCACCCCCTTGCTGCTGGCGATCATCTCCTTCATCTCGGCTTCGGTGTCATCGTCCATGTTCGGGTCGGTGGCGTAGAAGATGAAACCCATGTGGGCGCCGTTGAGGAAGTATTTGCGCCGAAACAGGGTGGCATCCTGGTTGAGCAGGGCCGACTGCAGGCCGCCCAGGTAATCGGGCATGCCGTAGATCTGCTGCTCGGGGTCGTACTGGGCCAGCCAGATGACATCCTCCGGCCGATAGGTGAGGTTCGGCTTGCCCTGCTGCAGGTAGACAAAGCAGTCATCCTCCCGGCGGCGCAGATAGACGCTGGAGAGCGGGTGCAGCCCCACCACTTGACCAAAGCCATTGCGCAGCTTGAGCAAGGCTGCATCGCCAAACTGCAGGTAGTTATGCACGAACGCCGTGATGGTGGCGCGCTGGTTGGTGAAGCGCCCGGCCACCATGTTGCGGCGCGCCATCAGGATGGCCCCGTGGTGGGCGTTAGCCCGCGCGACCTTGGCCAGCCCCTTTCTATCGATAGGTGGCTGGTAATACTCGCCGTAGGGGTTGTAGAACACCCCGGTGTAATCGGTCATCCAGGCCGTGGGGTCGATGGCCTCTGGCATGCTGAATGCCACGGCGCCGCGGCTGGATGAGGTGGCCACCTGGGCCGATGGTTGTTTGCGTCGTTTGGTCATGCGGCTTTCTTCTCTTGACTGGTTGCCCAGGTGGATTTGCGTCTGCGGTGGGTATCGAGCGGCTCGTTGGCCACGGCATGGGCGATGGCAAAGAACACGTCGGCGTGGCCGGTCACGTTGTCGCGGGCGGCCCGAAACGTCATCTGCCCACCGCCGGTGGTACTGCGTTTGATGGCCAGAAACGCCAGCGGAATATCCCTGTCAGAACTGTCCCACTCGATGCGGTTCGCCTCCACCACGTCGATCATCTTGAGTACCAGCCGCGACTTGCTCTCGATGCTGTAGTTGATGGGGTGGCACACCCCTTTGAAGACGGGCTTCAAGAGGTCATAGACCCCGGCGCCGATGCCGGACACATCGACCCCCAGGTACGTGACCCGAAACTTCTTGGCGATGCGCTCTATCTCCTGGGCCTGAAACTGGAAGTTGAGCCCGCGCCAGTAGTGCTTTTCCAGCACCCGGAACCGCTCACCAGCCACCGTGGGCGGAGCGACCACCACCAGGGTGGCGTTGTCGCGGGTGCGGCTCGGGTCGTAGCCCATCCACACCTCGCGCCGCCCGAACGGGTCGGGCCGCCCGGGCTTGTAATCCTCCCACCGGGATGGCTCCACCCCTGCCCGCTCCATATCCTGGAACTTGAACACCGACAGGGCATCGTCGATAAAGCGGCACAGATAGAGGCGCTCGAACACCTCCTCCGGGTATTCGTCTTTGAGCTCCTCGATGTCGATGAGGTTACAACCCAGACGAATGGCATCCTCAATGGTGATGACGTAGCGCCACTGCCGATCAGGGCAAACCCGTCCGCCATCGCGCATCTCTTCTTCCCCTGGAAAATCGATGGCCACCCGGCTCGGGCGCTGTCCCTTCCAGCGATCCCCAGTCCAGAAGCGATAGGCTTCATGCACCTTGCTCGATGGGGTCGAGAAGTAGGTCTTGCGCCAATGACTCTGGGTCGCCATGGCGCTGGACACGTCGGAGAGCTTCTCGAAGTTGGGGATCCAGAAATACTCATCGATGTAGACGTTGCCGGAGCGGGACTGGGCGCTGTTGGAGTTGGTGGAACAAAAGTGCAGCTCGGCCCCGTTCGACAAGACGATGGGGTTGCCGGTCAGGGTGAGCCCGAGGAAGGTCTGGGCAATCTTGCAGATGTAGGAGCGAAACACCTCCGCCTGGGCGCGGGTGGCGGACAGGAAGATCTGATTGCCACCGGTCAGAATGGCGTCTTCCAACGCCTCACCGGCGAAGTAGTAGGTCATGCCTATCTGGCGGCTTTTCAGGATATTGCGGGTACGCGGCAGCGCCGGGTCATTCTTAGCCTCCCGCACCCGCAGCTGATAGCCAAACAGGGTGCCCAGCCACTCGCTGAAATCGGCCTCGCTCAGGTGGCTGACCTCGTTCTTGCCCTTCTTGCCGCCCTTGCCCTTGCGGTTGTTGCCATCCTGGCCGCCACGACCACGTTGCCCACGCTCAGGCGCAGGCTCCTCTCCAGCCTCGCGCCGGGTCTTCAGCGCCTGCTCGCGCTCGACCCACTTGAGGGCCTTCTCTTTGAGGCTGACATGGTGGCCAATCAGCCGGTCCAGTTCCTCCTGCTCACCTGGGCTTTTCTTCTCACGATGCAGTAGCACCTGCACCCGGCGGGCAATCGCATCCTCGACCGCTTCGTCGGTCAGCAAGTCCCGCCAGCCGAGCTTCTCGGCCCAGTAGTAGATGATGCGACACGAATTTAGCCCCAGTTCGTCCTTGATCTCCTGGGGTGTCCATCGTTTAAGGTAGAGTCCCTTTGCTGCCTTGCGGATCTCTTCGGGATACGCCACGGCGCCTCCATCAGTTGAATGATGGCGCCATCATAGCCAGCCCCCTCCCCTCGCTTATCCCACTGATGTTCCAAGCAATTCGGATATTCCGCCGGATCCGAATCGCCTTGAACACAACCGGATGATTCCCCCTTGCCGACCCGATAGCCTGAGCCCGCATCAACTGGGAGCAGGCATGAACGAATCAACCTTGAGAACTGGCTTTGTCTGTATCGCCACCGAAGGCAAAGCGGTGGACGGACGGAATATTACCCGCGACTGGCTGGTCGACATGGCCGAGACCTACGACCCGAGCTATTACACCGCCGTCATCTGGCCAGAACATGATCGCTGGTCCAGCTATGGCACCGTGCAGGCCCTCAAGACCGAAGAGGTAGACGGCAAACTCAAGCTGTTCGCCGTCCTCTGCCCCAACCGGGATCTCGTCTACTGGAACCAAAGCGGCCAGTACCAGTTCTGCTCCATCGAGCCGTTCGAGCAATTCGCCGATCTGGGCCGCACCTACCTGATTGGCCTGGGGGTCACCGACCAGCCCGCCAGCACCGGCACCACCCACCTCAAGTTCAGCAAGAGCAACAAGGGCCAGGTCATCGGCAGCAGCGAACCGCTGGATCTCTCCATGTTCACGCTGCCCAAGCACGAGAAGCCCGACAGCCTGCTCTCCAAGCTGTTCAACCTGCTGTCGAGCCACGGCGAGCAAGCACCCCAACCCACTCCCAGCCAATCCGAGGATGAGGAAATGAAACCAGAACAGTTCGACCAGATGCTGGGGGCCCTGACCGGCCTTGGCACCAAAATCGATGCCTTCAGCGCCAAGCTGGAAACCAAACCGGCTCCCGAGCAACCCACCGCCCCGGCCACCGAACCCACGACCGTTGACGACCAGCCAGGTATCACCGCCGAGCAGTTCAACAAGCTGGAGCAGACCCTGACCGGCCTCACCGACAAGTTTGGCGAGCTGCAAGGCCAGATCGAAAAGTTCTCCGTTGAAGTGCCGGGCCAGCGCCCGGGTGCGCTCGGCGGTGACGATACTCCCTCCGTATTTTAAGGACGCACCATGAGTCAGACCCTCACCGTCCAGGCCATGCAGCGCCTGGATAAATACAGCAATGCCCTGGCCAAGTCCTATGGCATCCCTGTCAATGCGCTGGCCAAGCAGTTCAGCGTCACCGGTCCAGTGGAAACCGGCCTGCGCGCCGCCCTGCTCGCCTCGGTCGAGTTCCTTGGCCTCATCACCTGCATGGATGTGGATCAGATCAAGGGCCTGGTGGTGCAAGTCGGTATCGGCAAGCTGTTCACCGGCCGTAAAAAGGGCGGTCGCTTCAACGGCAAGATTGGCGTAGACGGCAACACCTACGAACTCACCGAGACCGATTCCTGCGCGTCGCTCGACTGGGCGACCCTGTGCGTCTGGGCCAACGCGGGCAATGAGGGCGAGTTCATCAAGCTGGTTGGCGACTTCATCAATCAGGCCTTCGCCCTGGACATGCTGCGGGTCGGCTGGAACGGCGTGGAAGCCGCCGACAATACCGATCCCGCCGAGCACCCGCTGGGGGAAGACGTCAACAAGGGCTGGCACCAGATCGCCCGCGAGTGGAACGACGGCAGCCAAATCATCAAGGCCGAAGCGGGCAAGAAAATCCACTTCGACCCGGACGGCCAGGGCGATTACAAAACCCTGGACGAGATGGCCTCCGACCTTATCAACACCACCATCGACCCGCTGTTCCGCCAAGACCCGCGTCTGGTGGTGCTGGTCGGCACCGACTTGATTGCCGCCGCCCAGGCCAAGCTCTACAGCGAAGCCACCAAGCCGAGCGAGCAGATCGCCGCCCAGAAGCTGGCCGAGTCCATCGCCGGGCGCCGCGCCTACATTCCGCCCTTCTTCCCGGGCAAGCGGATGGTGGTCACCACCCTGGATAACCTGCACATCTACACCCAGCGCGCCACCCGCAAGCGCAAGGCCGACGATAACCAGGATCGCAAGTGCTTCGATAACCAGTACTGGCGCATGGAGGGCTATGCCCTGGGCGAACACCTGGCCTATGGCGGCTTTGAAGAGGCTGACATCGAAGTCGGTGCCAAGCCTGCAGCCCCCTCTGAGCCGGAAGCCTAAGCCATGGGCTCACCCGGTCAACGTCACAAGCAGCGCCAGCTGGCCATGCAGGGAGTGGTGCAAGCCGCCCGCTCCGGCATCGCCACCGGCGCGGTGGCGGACAGCCTGCACCTGCAGCTGATTGCGCTGGAGCAAGATATCGGTCGCCTGCGCAAGCTGGCCCGCATCGGTGATCGGGTGAACATGAAGCGCGATGAGCTGATGCCCAAATACCGTCCCTATGTGGTGCGCTACCTGGCCGCAGTCAGCGAGTCTGGCCAGCCCTATCAGAACGAGCTGTTCCAGCGCCTCATCATCTGGGCCTTTGACGTGGGCGATTTCGATTCAGGCATTGCCTGGGCGGAGCTCGCCATCGCCCAGGGACAGCGTACCCCGAGCAACATCAAGCGCGACTGGGCCCACTTTGTGGCCGACACCGTGCTGGAGTGGGCCGAGAAACAAGCCGCCGAAGGCCATGCCGTCGAGCCCTGGTTCTCCCGGGTATTCGACAAGGTGCGCAATGAGTGGCGCCTCAACGAACAACTCACCGCCAAGTGGTTCAAGGCCGCCGGTTGCCTGCTGCTGCGTGACCACGACGGCCAGCCCCGCCCCAGTGCCGTGGGCGACAGCGCCACCCTGGAGCAGGCCGATCACTGGCTGGCCCAGGCCGATGCACTGCACCGCAAGGTGGGTGTGGGCACCTTGCGCCAAAAGATTGCCATGCGCCTGCGGGCGCTGGATCCGGATCACTAACACCGGAACAAACCGACTCTCCGCGCCACCGCACCCCGGCGCGAATGCCATGAGCAGCCTTTGGCTAACCCATCGGCAATTGCGTGGCTTCAGGGGTGCCCCATTCAACCAGCGAGGCAAGCCATGTTTGCAGGCAAGAACGTCGACTACAGCGCCGCCACCATCCGCAACGATGGCTTCTGGCCAGATGTGGCCGTGGCTGATTTTGAGCGCCGCCGTGCCCTGCCTGCCGACTTGGACATGCAGACCACCGGCGCCGCCTTGCTGGCCGCCGTGACTGAAATCAACCTGCAGCTTGCCAGCCATCAGGCCGCGCTGCAGGGCAAGGGCTACAGCAACGCCGCAGACGTCCCCGGGCCCAGCCTGGAAGGCGGCGCCCACACCGGCCGCAATGCCCTGGCCGAGCAGTACCTGGCCGCCGTGTTTGCCCGCGCCAAGGCCGCCCTGTTGCCCGAGTTCGCCAGTGTCACCGAGCGGGCCAGTGCCAACAACCTGGTGGAACGATCCCCAGACCCGCGCGCCCAGCTACTGGCCGAAAGCCAGCAGTTGGTGCGCAGTATCAAGGGCAAGCACCGGGCGGGAGTCTCGCTGATATGAGCCCAGAGCAACAGGCAGGCATGAACGAGCAACAGGCCCAGGGCTACTTCCTGCAGGCGCTCCACGCCGAGCTGCTGCGGGTGCTGCCGCCTAAGTGCCACAAGCGCCTCGATAGCTGGATGGAGAACGGCACCATCAAGCTCGAACCCAAGAACATGGGGCCCACCGGCAGCAACGTCGGCTGGCTGACCTACCAGGCGGTGTTCACCGTCGAGCAGCTGCCCTTTCGGGATCTCGACCCGGCCATCTTGTTGGCCGTAGTGGCCGCCTGGGTGCAAGAGCATGACGACTACCGAGAGGATTTTGAGCTGCCCGACCCTGAATACGCGGTCACCCCGAACGACGAGCAGACCGCAGATCTCGAGATCCAGCTCGCCTTCGCCGAACCGCTGCGCCTGATTGAGCAGATAAATGGCCCCATCCACTGGCTCGGCAAATGCTGGCAAGTGGCGCCCTATGCCATCTGGGTGGCCGAGCAGATTGATCTGCAGGTAGGCAATGCGGGCCATCACCTGGTGGGGGGCCCGGCATGATCACCATCACCCTGGACGCCCATCGCAGCAACGCGCAGCTCAACCTGCTGGCCCTGCCGCCCAAGAAACGGCAGCGCCTGGTATGGCGAGCGGCCAACGAGATGAAGAAGCTGGCCGCCCGTAACGTGCGCAGCCAGCAAGACCCCAACGGCAATCCGTGGGCACCACGCAAGCGGGGCAAACGCAAGATGCTGCGCGGCTTGCCCAAGTTGCTGCAGATCCGCGCCCCTCGCCAGGATGTGGCCGAGCTGGGATTCAAGAAAGGCAGCATGAGCGTCCATGCCGGGGTGATAGCCGGTACCCACCAGAAGGGACACACCTACCGGGTCAACGCCGTCAGTCGCCAGCGTATCGCCCCCAGTCGCGGCCTTGCGGGCAAGCACGCCAGCAAGGCTCAGGCCCGCAAGCTGCGAGAGCTGGGCTTCAAGCGCCCGGGCAAACGCAAGCGCACATACCGCTCGGCATCGCTGGGCTGGATAACCAGCAATCTCAACTTTGCCCAGGCGGGATTGCTCATCAAGAAGCTCAAGGACGCACCGGTGAAAACCAGCTGGGAGATCCAGCTCCCCGCCAGGCCATTTCTGGGCGCCAATGCCCAGCAACGACAGCAAGCCTTTGCCCGCGCCCTGCAGAGCATCGACTACGGCTGGGACGTCAACAAACACGATATGAAGGGGAAATAGCGCCATGTGGCCTTATGTGCAGATCAACAACTTGAACCAACGGCAGGGGTCGGTCACCGCCGTCGAGCGTCACCTGCTGTTTATCGGCAGTGCGCCGAGCAACACCGGCAAGCTGCTCTCGGTCAACACCCAGAGCGATTTCGATGCCCTGCTTGGCCAGGCCGACAGCGCGCTGAAAACCAACCTGCTGGCCGCCCGGGACAACGCCGGTCAGAACTGGACTGCCGCCGCCTTTGTCTTGCCGACCGACATGGACTGGATAGAGGCCGCCCGCGCTGCCCAACAGACCCAATCCTTCGAGGGGATGGTGGTGCTGGGCCAAAACGTGGATGGCGACCTCATCACCGTCGCCCAGGCGCTCAACCAAGAGCTGATCGCCAAGTGGGGGCGCTGGCAGTTCATCCTGCTCGGGGTGCCTGGCATCAACCCGGATCCCGACAGTGGCGACACCTGGAGCGATTACGAAACCAAGCTGGCAGCCCTGCAAGATGGCATCGCCGCCGACGGGGTCGCGCTGGTGCCCATGCTGTGGCCGAACCTGTTGGGGGTCTATGCCGGTCGCCTGTGCAACCGGGCGGTGAGCATCGCCGACTCCCCTTGCCGGGTCAAAACCGGTGCCTTGGTGGGTGTGGGCAGCAAGCCGCTGGACAAGGACGGGATCCCGCTGCCGCTGGCCACCCTGCAGACCCTGGAAGCGAACCGCTACTCGGTGCCGATGTGGTACCCGGATTACGACGGTTGCTATTGGGCTGACGGGCGCCAGCTCGACACCGAGGGTGGCGACTACCAGGTGATCGAAAACCTGCGAGTGGCCTACAAGGTGGCGCGCCGGATGCGCATTCGCGCCATTGCCCGCATCGGGGATCGCGCCTTCAACTCCACCCCGGGCAGCACCGCCGCCGCCATCACCTACTTTGGCAAAGATCTGCGCGAGATGGCCCGCGCCACCACCATCAACGGTCAGCCGTTCCCGGGCGACATCGCCTCACCCCAGGATGGCGACATCCGCATTCAGTGGATATCCAAGAACCTGGTCTCGGTCTATGTGGTGGTGCGCACCCTGGACTGTCCCAAGGGGATCATCGTCAACATCATGCTCGATTTGAGCCTCAACAACGAGGAGGGCTAACCCATGAGCCGCCGCATTTCCGGTATCAACTTCGACACCACCCTGATGGGGGCCATGGTTCACATCGACAAGGCCAGCCTGACCATCACCGACAACAGCGCCGTGGCCCAGACCCGGGGCGTGCCCGATGGCTACCTGGACGGCGACGTCTCCGCCGAGCTGGAGTTCGAACTCGATACCAAGAACTTCTCCCAGCTCAGTGACGCCGCCAAACGCGCCGGTAGCTGGCGCGGCCTGGAGCCGGACGATGTGCTGTTCTACGCCGACACCGGCGGTGAGCAACTCAAAGTCGAAGCCTTCGCCGTCAAGCTGGTCATCTCCGACCTGCTCGACATCGACCCCAAGGGCGGCAGCAAGGGGGTGCACAAGGTCAAAGGCTTTGTCACTTCCCCCGACTTTGTCCACATCAATGGCGTGCCGTACCTCTCCAAGGACGACACCCGCCACCTGCTGGGATAACCGCCATGGATGATATCGACCGCGCCACCCGCCACGCCGCGCGCATGCTGGCCATTCAGCTGGCCAACCAGGTGGGCAAGAGCCGCGCCCTGGGCCCAAGCCTGTTTGAGTGCGAGGAGTGCGACGACCCGATCCCCGCCGCGCGCCGCCAAACCGTACCGGGGGTCCGCCTGTGCGTCCCCTGCAAAACCCGGCTCGAACGCTTGAGCCGCTAACGGACATGAACGCCATGCCTCATAAAGACCCCATCATCGGTGCCCTGCTGCTGGCCTGGCTGATGGACAACCTCCCCACCGTCTATGGCACCGCCTTGGCCGTGTTAACTGCCTGGCTGCGCATCACTTATGGCGGTGGCAGTGGTCGCCGCAGGTTACTGGAGTCCGTCCTGTGTGGCGCGATCACCTTGGCATTCATCAGTGCCTTTGGCTGGTTCGGGATCCCGGGAGAAGCGGCCGGATTTGTCGGCGGCATGGTGGGCCTTATCGGTGTTGAGACCATTCGTGGCATGGCCGAACGTTGGCTCAACACAAAATTACCAAAGGAGTGAACAGACGTGATGACTGATCAAATACATATCCACAAAATCAATGAGCGGCTCAAGCTGGTCAACGCAGACTCGCTGGCATACCTCAAAACACTGCCGTCCCATAGCCTGGATCTGGTGGCCGTCGATCCCCCTTATTACCGGGTTAAAGATCTGGACTGGGATAATCAATGGCCCAACGTGTCTGCCTACCTGGACTGGCTAGAAGCGTGCGTGATTGAGTTTGCCCGCATCCTTAAACCGAGCGGGTCGCTCTACCTGTTTTGCAGTCCCAGCCTCAATGCCGACATCGAGCTGCTAGTGCGCAAGCACTTCAAGGTGCTGAGCCACATCGTCTGGGCCAAACCCTCCGGCGTGTGGAACCGGGCTGACAAATCGGCTTTGCGCAACTTCTGGCCCGCGAGTGAACGCATCATCTTTGCCGAGCAGTTAGATGCTCATGGGACAGCGCAAGCCAGTGGTTATCGTCAAGCCTGTCAGGCCCTGCGCGGGCAGGTGATGCAGCCGTTGACTGACTACTTCCTGCAGGCAAAAACCGCCTGTGGCATCACCAACAAAGAGATTGACCAGGCTCTGGGCTGCCAGATGGCGGGCCACTGGTTTGGCCGAAGCCAGTGGAGCCTGCCAAGCGAAGCACAATATGCACGCCTGCAGGCCTTGTTCGCAGACAAAGCCCGTACCCTCTGCCTGCCCCACGACGAGCTCAAAGAGACCTACCAGGGGCTGCATCGCAGCTATCAAACCCTGGTCGCCAGTTATGACCAACTCAAGGCAGAGCATGAGCAACTGCGCCGCCCGTTCAGCGTCACCAAAGAGGTGCCGTTTACCGACGTCTGGACTTACCCCTCGGTGCAGGCCTATCCGGGGAAACATCCTTGCGAAAAACCCGCCGCCATGATGGAGCACATCGTGCGTACCAGCAGCCGACCAGGTGATGTGGTGGGTGACTTCTTCATGGGATCTGGCGCCACGGGGAAAGCGGCCTGGCGACTGGGCCGCCGCTTCATCGGCGTGGAGCTTGAGGGCCCCCGCTTTGCGCAAACCTGCCGGGAATTTCAGACCCTTATCCACCAGGAGGCACCGTCATGCCACGACTAAACACCAGCGCCAACTTGGCGGCCTTCCTCGACATGCTGGCCTTCTCCGAGGGCACCAAGGGGCTGGGCGACGATGGTTATAACAAGCTGGTCAATCCCGCGGGGCTGTTCAGTGACTACCGCGAGCACCCTGACGTGCTGGTGCAGGTCAATCCGAGCCTCAGAAGTACCGCCGCCGGGCGCTATCAGTTCCTGTCCCGTCACTGGCGCCACTACCAGGCGGCGCTTGGTCTGCCGGACTTTGGCCCCCTCTCCCAGGACAAGTGGGCCATCCAGCTTATTCGCGAGCGCCGGGCCTTGGCCGACATCGAGGCGGGCCGCATCGGTGAGGCCATTGGTAAGTGCAACAACATCTGGGCCAGCCTGCCCGGGGCTGGTTACCAGCAACCGGAGCACAACGAAGCCAGCTTGCTGGCCAAGTTCACCGAGTTTGGCGGGGTACTGGCATGAGCACCTTCTTCCGGCTGCTGCCAACCCTCCTCGGCTTAATGATTGGCGCCACCCTGTTTGTCCAGGGCCAGCGACTCAGCGTTCGCACTCAAGAGCTGGCCACCGCCAACCACACCATCAACGCCCTGCAAACCATCAGCGAGCAGCAAGCCAAGGCGCTGGCGGCTATCCCGCTGCGCGAAAAGGGGCTGCGCCAACTACTCGACCAGCAAAGCGACGCGCTGGCCAAGCTCGACCAGCAACGAAGGAGCATTGCCGATGAACTGCAACACGCCCTGGCCACGCCGCCAGCAGGTCGTCCGGACTGCAACCGTGAGCCTCTGCCTGTTGGCGCTCTGCGCCTGCTCAAGCCAGCCGCCCCTGGTGAAAACCGAGCTGGTCAGGCTACTGCCACCACCGGGGCTGGTGCCCCGCTGCCCGGAGCCTGAATTTAATGGCACGACTTGGGGCGAGGCCGTGGCCTTTATCCCCACGTTGCAGGGCGCACTGCGCCGCTGCCAACAACAGATAACCACCCTGAACAACTGGATTACACAAGAGGAAAACCAACCATGAGCAAGACCATCACCCTGACCGTTGCCGGTATCGACATCAGCTTTGAACCCACCATGGTGGCCTACAACAGCTACATCAACGACCTGATGCCGGGCGACAAGGTGGCCCCCTCCCACAACTACCTGCGCAAGATTGCCTGTGGTGAGAGCAAAGCCGCCCTTGATGAGCTGCTGGCCCGTCCCGGCGCGGCCCTGCAACTGGCTGGCGCCGTCAATGAGCAGTTCGCGCCAACCCTGGACATCACCATAAAAAACTGACCGGGCGCGCCGAGGCCATCGAGCGCAATCAACTGGAGCAGGTGCTGGCACTGCGGCGCCACTACCTGCCCCATGAAGAGGACGACCTCGATAGCCTGGCCCGCGCCATCTGGTTTGATAAACACCACCGCAAGACCCTTGCCCTCGCCGTTGCCGAGGGAATAGCTCACGCATTTAATGGATAAGAGACCCTATGGCCTGGATGGAAAAGTTGATGATGCAGGTGGCCTTGGTGGATCAGGTCACCAAGCCACTGGCGGGCATCAATGCCCAGATTGACCAGGTCAGCAAGGCCGGGCGTCGGGGCTGGGGCAATATGGCCATGGGCGCCACCACGGTGGCCGCCGGTGGCATGGCTATCCAGGCAGCCCTGGGCCCCGCTATCGAGATGGACCGGGCGCTCGGGGAAGTGGCGTCGCTTGGGGTGCAAAAAGAGGGATTGGGGGCGCTGGGGCGCGAGGCGCTCAAGTTCTCGGTGGATTACGGGAAATCGGCCACCGAGTTTGTCCAGGCCTCTTACGATATCCAGTCCGCCATCGCCGGGCTCACCGGCAACGAGCTGCCCGCCTTTGCCCGGGCGTCCGGGGTGCTGGCCGCCGCCACCAAGGCCGATACTGGCACCATCACCAACTACATGGGCACCATGTACGGCATCTTTGAGCAGCAAGCCAACGCCATGGGCAAGGCTAACTGGGTCGAGGATGTGGCAGGCAAGACCGCGCTCGCGGTGCAGATGTTCAAGACCACCGGTCAGGGCATGAGCGATGCCTTCAAGGGCATCGGGGCCAATGCCACCTCGGCAGGGGTGTCCATAGATGAGCAGTTCGCGGTGCTTGGCCAACTGCAGGCCACCATGAGCGGCAGCGAAGCGGGCACCAAGTTCAAGTCGTTTCTGGCCGGGGTGGGCAATGCCCAGAAGGCGCTTGGCCTGCAGTTCACCGACTCGGCGGGCAACATGCTGCCGGTGCTCAACATCCTCGACAAACTCAAGGTGCGCTATGGCGAGACCCTGAGTGTGGCCGAGGGGGACGAGCTCAAGAAGGCGTTCGGCTCCGATGAGGCGGTGGCCATGGTGAAACTCCTGATGAGCAACACCAAGGGACTCGCCACCAACATCAACGCCTTGGCCAATACCCATGGCATGGGCAAGGCCGAGCAGATGGCGGCCTCGATGACCGACCAATGGCAGCGGGTCGAGTCCGCCTGGTTCGCCATTCGGGCCGCCGCCTTCGGTGTCGTGCTGCCAGCCATCAATGCGGTGGTCGCGGTCTTTGCCGATGGCGCCGCCGTGGTGCTGCGCTGGACTCACCTTTTTCCCAACCTGACCAAGGTGGTGAGCTATGCCCTGCTCGCCATCGTGGGGCTCGGCATGGTGACCGGTGCCTGGATGCTGGTTGCCGGGCTGGCCAGCCTCGCCACCACCGGGCTTGGCATTGCCTGGACGCTGGTCATGACCCCCCTCAACCTGCTCAAGGCCGGATTGGTGAGCTTTAGGGCCATCCTGCTCGCGGTCAACATTATGATGGCCGCCAACCCAGCGGTACTTCTCGCCTACCTCATTGGCACCCTGCTCGTTGGTGCCATTGGCCTGGTCATCTACTACTGGGACGACTTGAAGAAGACCCTGGGCGATTGGGGGGTATTCAAGTGGCTGGGTCAGTCCATCGACTGGCTGGTCGACAAACTCAACATGATCCCGGGCATCGACATCGAGATGGGCAACATGCCCGAGCTGGCCCTGCCCTCCCCGAGTCAGTTGCAGATCCCCCTGCAGGGAGTGACCCAGGCGCAGCAGCGCATCAACGGGCCGCTGGCCAACTATCGACAGGGCCCCGAGAGCCCCATCCCCCAAGGGGGCCTTGGCCAACAGTTGATCCAGGCCAACGCGGCGGCGACCACCGCCAACCAGAAACCCGCCAAGGCGCTGCATATCGGCGAGGTGCATATGCACAACCAAAACCCCATGACCCCGGAAATGATGGCTGAGAACGCCTGGCTGGAGACCAAATGAGCGAACCCAAATACATCGACATCCTGGTCAACGATGGCGCCTGGCTGCTCGATGCCGGTGGCCAGCCCCGTTACACCCAGGACAGGCACAGCATCGGCCAGGACATCAAGCACCGCATCATGGAGTCCGGTCTGGCCCGCAAGCTCATCGGCGAGCGCAGCCCGACCCTGCGCGCCGATGTGCTGACCGAGATTGAGCTGCTGGTTGAACGTGACGAGCGGCTGGTGCCGGGCACCATCTTCATCAATGAGGAGGCTGCCGACCGGGTGCTGGTCACCGCCACCACTTACGAATTTGGCCCCCTGGAGGTAACCCTGTGAACCTGCGCCCGACCGTGGATTTTATGGCCCTGCTGAGCGAAACCGGTGTGCCGACCACCGCCGAGGCGATGGAGGCTGAACTCAAAAAGGAGGTGGAAGCCGCCGGTTCCCTCATCACCAACGACTCGGACGTCAGCCCCTTCTGGCGCTTGGTGCGCGGTGTGGTCATTACCCCGGCGCTGTGGCTTATCCGCGAGCTGCTGGCCGGGCATGTGCTGCCCAATACCTTCGCGGCTACTGCCACCGATACCTATCTCGACCTCAAGGCCTGGGATGTGGACTTGACCCGCAAGGCCGCCCAGAAGACCCGGGGCCTGGTCAACTTCGTCAAGGCCAACCCCCAGGATGCCGTCACCATCCCGGCCGATATCTGGATAAGCACCGAGCGCATCAACGGCACCATATACCGCCTAAAGCCCCTGCAAACCGTGGTCAGCCCCGCCGGTGAAGCGGTGGCCAAAGTGGTGTGTGAAGCCGAACAGGCAGGGGCGGCCTGGAATCTGGCCCCCGGCTATTACAACCTGCTGAGCGAAGCGGTGACCGGCATTTTGTCGGCGCGCAACGACGACAAGGAGTGGATCACCACCCAAGGCAGCGACGCCGAGAGCAATGATGCCCTGGGGCTGCGCATCCAGAACCAGTTCTCGGCAGTGGGCCGCTATCACATCGATGCGATATACCGCTCGATGCTGGCCAGCGTGGCGGGCATTCGCGCCGATCACATCTTCTTCGAGCACGACGCCCCCCGGGGCCCGGGCACCGCCAACGCCTATATCCTGCTGGAAGTGGGGCCGACCCCGGCCAGCCTCACCGCCCAGCTCAACGATTACGTGGGCCGCCAGGGCAACCATGGCCATGGGGATGACCTGTTCGTGATGAGCATCCCCGAGACCCAGCACAGCCTCACCCTGGCATTGTGGCCACAGGCCAACCTCAGCGAGGCGCAGCGCACTGCGCTCAAGGCGGGCGCCGAGAACCTGGTGAAGGCGGCCTTTCGTCAGTCCGCGGATTTTCCCAGCGTCACCCGCACCTGGCCCCAGTCGCGCTTCTCCCTCTCCCAGTTGGGCCGGGAGTTACACAGCCAGTTTCCGCAGCTCAAGAGCCTGCGCTTTGCCGAGCAAGACATCGTGTCCGCCCTGGCAATCCCGCGCCTGAATCAGCTTGAGGTGACCCTGCATGACTAAGCCGAGCCCGCTGGCCCATGACCTGCAAGCCCCCGTGCTACCCGATGCCAGCGCCCCCTGGTGGGAAGATGGCGTCACCATCAGTGTCGCTCACGCCGAGCCGGGTTTTCTGGCCAAGGGCATCAACGCCTTCTGGCAGCGACTCAAGGGGTGGCTCTTGCTGCCACTGGCCCAGCAAGACCCGCTGACCTGCTCGGAGTCCCTGCTGGCCCTGCTCGCCTGGGAGCGGGACATCGGCCGCTTTGATGGCGAGCCGCTGGCGCTGTTTCGCAAGCGCGTCCAGTTCGCTTTTGTGAACGCCAGGGATGCGGGCGAAGTGGCGGGCTTCAAGCGGATTTTCGAGCGGCTTGGCATCGGCTGGTGCGACATCCACGAGCGCCAGGCAGGCCAGCCCTGGGACGTCATCACCATCGAGGTGACTGACAGCGCAATGGCCAGCAATCAGGCGCTGATGAGCACCCTCATTCAACACTATGGCCGCACCTGCCGCCGCTACCGCTTCCAGGTGGTCTATCCGGTCAGCGCAACTATTCACCATGGCCGTATCGACATGAGCCAGCAGGTGTTCGGCGCATCACTCAAGAGGAACCCATGAGCCAGATCATTACCAACGCTTTTGCCAGCTACTGGCAAACCTGCCTCGCCACCCAAGCCCCGGTGGTGCTCGATGAGTTCGTGCTGGCCAACATCCCAGGGCTAGACCCCGATGCACCCATCAACCCCGATGGCGTCCTGCCACCGGCAGGGCAAATCGTGCACCGCCACCAGGTGGATCAGCGCGGGCGCATCAACAACGACGCGGTGGCGTACACCATCGTGATGGACACCACCCTGGGCGATTTCGAGTTCAATGCCATGTATCTCATCAACAAGGCGACCGGCATGGTGGCCATGATTGTGCACAAGGGCAGCGAGACCAAACTCAAGACCGATCCCTTGAGCGGTCAGGTGGGCAACAGCCTGGTCAAATCCATGCTGATGGAGTACGACCGGGCCAGTGACGCCACGGTCACGAATGTGGATGCCAGCACCTGGCAGATTGACTATGCCGCCCGCCTGCGTGGCATGGATGACGACCTGCGCCTGCAGGCGCTGCAGTTCTTCGGCCCGGCCACCTTCTATGGGGACGGCTTCCAGCTGGTGAACGAGGCGGGTGTCTACAAAGTGCAGCCCGGGGTGGCCTATGTCGGCGGCCTGCGCGCCCAACTCGATGAGGTACAGAAGATAAGCCCGGGCGCCAAGCCGGTGGGGCTCTGGCTCGACATTTACCGGGCGGGCTCCCTACTCGATGCCTGGGTGAACCACTTCACGCTGACCTTGAGCGTGGCCGACAAGGCCGATTACACCGACGGCAACGGCTATCGTCACCACCTGGCCAAGGTGGCCATCATCAACAGCGACGGCAGCGTGACCGACCTGCGCCGCAAACGCACCATCGAGCTGTCCGGGGATGTGAGCGGCAAAGGCATCCTGGAAGACGCCCAGAGCGTCAATATCGCCGTTGAAATCAAGGCGGGCAGTCATCGCCACCCCTGGAGCGAACTGGATAACGTGCCAGAGGCAGCCAACCGCTGGCCGAACTGGGGGGAAGTGACCGACAAGCCCGCCCTGGCCAGCGAGGGGCACACTCACCCTGGCACCATGTTAAATCCGCTCAACCTGACAACCGAAGACCTGGACTCCCTTAAATCTCCCAAAGTGTTTGCCCAGCACGCCAATGCCAATGCCTCCGCCGCTCGCCATTATCCCGAGAACAGTGCTGGCGGACTCATCGTGACCAGTGGGGCAGGCCCCCAGCAGGCGTATCACGTTTACAACTCCAGCAGAGTCTGGCGCCGGGCCCAATACAGTACCGGCGCCTGGACACCTTGGACCCGGGATTACAACACAGGTAACAAACCCACCCTGGCCGAACTGGGCGCGGCGGCGGCATCCCACTCTCACCCCTGGGGACAGATCAGCGGTATCCCCGCATACGCCACCCGCTGGCCAAGCTGGGGGGAAGTATCCGGCAAACCCGGCACCATGCCCCCCTCTGGTCACACCCACCCGGCGGCCCAGGGCAATGCCGACATAGTGGCGAGCGGCTGGGGACAAGTGGGGACGTATTGCTTCGCCACCTGCATCGTGTCAACCGGGGGTAACAAGGGCCCAGGCTACGCCATTGCGGGCAGCTCCTTGCGCGCAGCCAACTCAGAAGATGGCGGCCCGGGCATCGGCGCCGCCCTGCCGGGTACCTGGAAGCTGGTTGGCGCCATCAAGGGCGGCGGCAATAACGACCAAAACACCTCACTGTGGATCCGTACAAAATGACAGACAACATTCTTCACGTTACCGCCCCCGAGTGGGCCGACCCGGAACACACCGCCATCAATCTGACTGTCCAGTTTGCCAATCAGGCCGAGCCGGTGCCCTTCGCCGCCACCCAAAGCGACCCGGAGCCCTATGGCGTCGAGCTGTTTGTGCGGGCGCGCTTTGGCGAATATGGCGAGGTGGCTCCCTACCAGGCGCCGCCCACGCCCATCCCGACCGAAGAGGAGCAGCAGCGCGAACTGGCGCGCCGCCTGCAGCTGGCTGGCGACGCCATCGCCCCCCTGGGGGATGCCGAGCTGCTGGGCATACTGACCCCGGCGGAAACCTCGCGGCTCGCCGCCTTGCGACTGTACCGGGTGACCCTTTCGCGCCTGCCTGACACACCTGGCTGGCCCACGACGGTGGATTGGCCGGAGCTGCCGATATGAGTTGGCAACAGAGCGACCTGCACTGGCCCCCCAGCGGGGCCAGTGTGCACCATCAGGCCCGCGCCGTGCTGGCCCAAGTACCCGCCTTGGCGGATGCGGCCATGGGGCGCCTGCAGGCCATCGCCAGCCGTGCCCAGTATCGCCCCCACCCGCTCAGTGGTGAGGCCGCAGCCCTTTCAGGACTTCGCGCCCAGCTCGACCATCTGCTGGTCACCGGTCGCGCCCTGGCGGTGACCCCCTTTTTGCACGGCGTCGGCCAGGTGCAGGGGCAGCAGGCCAGCCTGGCCGCCCCCAATGCGGTCAAGGCGTTGGCTGACAAGCTGCAAGATGGTGCCGACCCCTTGCTGCCAACGGGTCAGCTCCATGCCCTCGCCTGGCTGGTGACCGGTAACAGCGCCGCCGACCTTGCGGCCAAATTGGCCCCTTTGTGCGCCTTGCTGCCATTGCCAGAGTGGTGCGCGGCCCTACGCCGCCTGGAAGCCAACAACGACATCATGGCCAAACCCACGGCGGCCAAGGTGCCGCGCTGGCGCGCCGATGAGCCGCTGGTCTGGGCGCCGCTGCGCCCCGCTCATCTCGCCCTGGGCAGTGAGCTTGCCCAGCTTGAGAGTCTGGCCCGGGATAGCCAGAGCCCCATCGCCAAGCTGCAGAGGCTGGCAAGTCGCCGTGCCGCTCACCTGAACGAACTGGCCAGCGCGCTGGACACCCTGGCCACGCTCTCGGGGCAGATCTACCGCTGGCAAGGCCAAGGGGATGTCGCCAGCCTGGCCGCGCAACTTGGCCAGAGCTCGCCACCGGATCACAGCATGAGCATGAGCGTCGCCGCCCTGCTGATCTCCCCTTCCCCACTGACTTTTTGGCAGGAGTTGACCCCATGACCATCAGCGCCATGCTGACCCTGGACGGCGAGCCCATCGCAATGTCATCGATGCGGATCTCCCTCTCCATGCAGTTCCAGGACAAAGACCAATCGGGCCAAACCAGTTCGACCAGCAAGGCCGAGCAGGGCACCAAGGCCAAGGAGCTGGATGTCTCCGGCCTCATCCCCTACAAAGACGGGGACAAGCTGGCGCGCCTGTTCGAGCTGGCCGACATGAAAGACGATGGCGGCAAACGCCACATCTTTCGGGTGGGCTCGTTACTCGCCAAGTCGGTCAAGATACGCCAGGCCAAGTTCACCGGGCGCATCACCGCCAGCGAGCAAGAGGGCCTGCTGGCCTGGCAGGTGAGTTTCACCTTGAGCGACCACAACTCGGTACCGGAGAAGCGTGAACAACGTCTGCCCAAGGCAGTGGCCCAGGTGAGCCAGACCACCGAACAAACCACCCAAGCCAAGGCCCCGTCGCCCACCAAGGGTGACAAAGCCGATGAATACGAACTAACCCCCTTCGAGCAGTACCTCAAAAAAGCGGATGACGCACTGGCATGAAACTCAACACCCAACTGACCCTGGCCGGGCAGCCCATGCACCTGGTCGAACATGACATCGTGCTGGATCTCAGCGCGGGCGGGCGCGCCGCCCTAACCATTGAGGGGACGGCCAGCAAGGGACAGACCCTGACCCTGGATACCGGCTACAACAACGAGCTGCGCCGCTGGTTCACCGGTTATGTCTACGACGTGCAACCCGCCACCAATGGCAGCAGCAAGTTGCTATGCCGGGAGCTGGCTGGGATTTTGGGCAGCCGCTTTCCGGTGAGTCAGCAGCATGCCACCTTGCGCGGCTTGCTCGCCTGGCTGACAGACCAGTGCGGCCTCGCCTTCTTGTTGCCCGACGGCGCCGACTACACCGACCGACCCATTGCCAACTTCACCAGCGCCGGCACCGGCTATCAGCTGCTCGATAATGCGGGGCGCGCCTTCGCCATTGCCGACTTTTGCTGGTATCAACAACCCGATGGCGCCGTGTTCGTCGGCAGCCATGGCCACAGCCGCTGGCCCGGGCGCGAGGTGATACTAGACCCTGCCCTCTCAGCCAAGCAGGCGGGCAACATCCTGACCCTGGCCCCCATCCCCGCCGTGCGCCCCGGCGCCATCATCAATGGCCAGCGCGTCACCCGGGTGCGCCTCAAGGGCGATGAGATGAGCCTGACCACGGCCAGCCCGGGCAAGGTCATCAAGTCACCAGAGCGCCGCAAGATTGAGGGGGAGTTTCCGGAACTGGCCGACCAGATGCACCTGCCCAAGTTCGGGCGGGTTGAGGCCATCAGCGACCAGGCCACTGCGGGCCAGCTCAATGACCCATTCCGACCGCGCTTTGCTGTGGACGTCCAACTGCTTGGGGAGGATGGCCAACCGGATGAAGCCACCCCACTCTATCGCGCCGTGCCGCTGCCGGTGATGTTCGGCGGGCCTGAGCAGGGCCTGCTGCAGTTCCCCATCGAGGGGAGTTTGGTCGAGCTGGGCTTTGCCTTTGGTCGCGCCGACCGCCCCTTTATCCGCACCGTGCTTGGCAGCGGCTGGCCATTGCCAGACATTGCCCCGGGCGAGCAACTGCAGCAGCAGCGGGCCGAGGTGTTCAGCTGCACCGATACCGTAGGCAACCTGAGCCGCCACACCGACCGGCGCCTGTATGACCATGCCATGGAGATGCACCACCAAAGTGATGACTACCTGGGGGAACATGGCCAGCATCAGCTGCAGGTGGCGCAACACAGCATCGAGGAGGTGGGCGGGTTCAAGCTCATCGAGGCGCTGGGGGCCATCGAGCTGCTGGCCGGTGATGACCTGACACTGGGAAGCCTGGGCAACATGAGCCAGACCACTGCCGGGGATCTGGTTGAGGTGGTGGGACAACTGCGCCGGGCCGTCGCCGGTGAGCTGCAACACCTGGAAGCGCCGCGTTCCTGGATGGGGACAGAGGGCATCAACATCTTCCGGCTACTGCTGCAGCTGATGAACGTGGTGGAGCAGCTGGCCGCCACCACGGCCAGCCACACCCACGGCAGCGGGCCCAGCCCCAACCAGGGCAACGCCCTCAGCAACCAGAGCCAACAAGCGGGCAACCTGGCCAGTCAGCTCTCCCCCATCATCGAGTAACCCATCAACGCAAGAAGGCCCCACAATGTGGGGCCTTCTTTTGGCTGCCTGACATCACCTGCCCATGACCAGGGAATGCCGCATGGAAGGATTGCATCAGGCAGCGCAGCATCATACCCAACGCGGCCCCATTGGCGCCACCTCGCTCGACGGAAAGCCCACGGGCGCGCTTGCGCCACGGAATCCGCGCTCATCCGCTCCCGCCTGCGCGGTGCATCGATAAAATTTTTTGCAAAAGTGGATTGCCGCAAAATACTATCCCCAGACCGCACCACATCAAGGATCCGTAGGGCGTTGAGGATCTGCAAAGAAGGATCTTTTTTGAAGGGTTTTACAGTTTTGAAGGGCCCTGGAGATAAGAGGAGAAAACGTAACTCATTGAATATATATGGGATAACGTACTTTTCGTGGGAGTTTTGACGATCGGACAGGATCTGCGCGATTGCTTTGGATTAGCCGGAAAGCTATTTGTTTCAGCAAGTTAGGTATAGTTAATGCTGATTTGATAACTGAAATATTACAGGTTCACACAACAACACCTCTGTCGCAACTCTATCTCTTTTGAGCCAGCAGAGCAGATAGCTTGCGCCATTCATCGCCATACTCTCTTCTAAGATATCGTTGTCTGATATTGATAATCCCCTTCCTGACCAAACCTGCACTTTTCTCTTTGGCTATGAGATCTTGGATATCACTCCACAGCGCTTCGCTCTCAAAACCAGACCAGATAGGAGGGACCGGAGAGAGGGCATTGCTGTAGCAAACTGGTGCAACCCACTCGAACAGTGCGGACTCAACATGATCCAATGGAAAGTTCCTAGCAACTGAAGCGATATAGTCATAGTCAACTTCGTTATCAACGAAGATGTCGGATAAAGCTTCGCACAAGTCCTTATCTGTTAGTTGATCTGCCAA